AATGCTGCTGACTTGACTGTTAATGGTAACACAATATGGCATGCAGGAAACGATGGCTCAACATCTCAGCTAGACGCCCATTACTTAGATGGTTATGTTCAGAACACTAGTGCAGTTGCTAATACAATTGCACGCAGAGATGCATCAGGACATTTAACAGTCAATGATTTATATGCTGATCAAGGTATATTCTCTAACAACGGTGCATCAGTATTAAGTCTTGCAGATGGCAATGGTGTTAGCATAGGTAAGGCAAGCACCAACGTTCTTGCTATCCAAGGAAAGCAAAATTCAAACATAGGTAAAATTAACTTTGGTAATGATCCAAATGATTTTGGATGGAATGGCACACATCTATCATACAATAACGTATACTTCCGTAACGGACGCATAGGTATTGGCACTGACAATCCTAGCGTATCACTACATTCTAATGATGGTGATGCCATATTTGGTAGCACTGGTAGTGGAAACAGATATGTAAGAGTTCTTTCTGGTAGTGCTTATCAAGCTGGTTTTGAAGCGTATGGTGCGGGTCAAGGAACAGGTTACTTATACGTTGGACAATCAGCTTCCTATGGTGGTGGTATCGCATACAATGGTGACAACTCACCTGGTGCATTTGGTTCTGAGCAAGGTGATGACATCACATTCTATAGAAGAGACAATGGCACAGATACAAGAGTTGCTAAGTATCGTTACAACGATTCTACATTCCACTTCTTTGGACAGATAAGATCAAGAGTTGCACAAGGAACTGCACCATTTGTAGTTGCTTCTAGCACAGTTGTTTCTAACTTGAACGCAGACTTACTTGATGGTTACAGTGCACTTAACTTACCATACTTACAAGGAACAGTTAACCAGTGGATTAACTCTGCTGAGGGTCAACCAAGATTCTACTTCCAGAACAATGGTAATACATACTTCAGAACAGGTAATGACTTCTACTTTAGATCCGATAACGATACTGGAATGGGTTCTATTGATGGTAATGGTGGTTACTGGACAATCTATGGTGGAGGTGACCAAACACAGTCAACCTATAGAATGGAAATTAGGGGAGCAAATGGTCTGAACATCAATACTTCATCAGTTGGATTATCAGGTAATCAGAGATCAGTTGTTCTACGTGCAGATGGCGACAAACAGTGGATTGACCGCTACGGTGTATTCAAGAGAAATAGAAACTCTGTTAGTGAAAACGTTACTGTTAACAACGGTGATAACTGTATGACCGCTGGTCCTATCACTATAAATAACAATATAACCGTTCAGATAAACGACGGTGGTTCTTGGTCGGTAGTTTAAAATGAGTACTATTAGCGTTCATGACATACAGGGTTTTAGCACCTACAGTAATACTGTTAGAATTCCTAATGGACATAAACTTGATATTGCAGGAGATTTAAAAGTTCCTAGTCATACAACATCTGGGAGACCCACAGCTGAAGTTGGAGCATTTGGTTTTAATACTACAACTGGAGAGTTAGAAGTATATGTTACAATTAATGGAGTCAATCAGTGGTATGCTATAACAAAGGCAGCACCTGATGGATCCTCTGCTGCTGAAGCTGCAGTTTCTGGTTATCAGTTATTGCAGGATTATCCAAACACATCTCAAGGAGTGCATTGGATTAAATCACCACAAATGTCAAATGCATTGCAGATGTATATTGATGTAAGTGAAGATGGTGGTGGATATGATTTCTACTACACAAACAGCGGACCTTCTGTAAACTATGCTAACAGTTCTAACGCAGGATCTTCTCTTGGACTAGACATGGTATATCCTAGATCTAAGTATCATTGGAGAGCAATGTCTAAAGCTGCTAGTTACTTTGATGGAGGTAACCATAACAGTTATTTCAGCACAATGTATGCTATTCATAAAACTGGTGGTGGTGGAAACTACACTGGTTGTATTATGAGATCATCACATTATGGTGGTAACAACTGTTCAGACTGGAGAGTCAACGACAATGGTAAGTGGTGGGCACGTGATAACACACACTCAGAACCCAACGGTGACTATAGTGGATATGGTCTCTTATCAATGTATGGTGGTAATAGAAACGCCAACAACCTTAATGCCTTGAGCAATATTGGATTTAACGATGCGGGTGCTTATAGCACAGGAAGCAGATATCTTTTGTCAACAAATGCAAAACCGTGATTTATGAAACTAACCTTTGATGCGAACAACACTAAAGTATACGATAACATTCTAGATCAAACACAATTTAAAAAAGTATTCGACTTTATGAACTTTGTACCCATGGTTCATAAACGTTCTCATGGTGAATGGAATCGTGTATGGGGATTTAATGATGGCGAGATATTGATGGCAAACAGATATATCTGGCCACGTGGTAAAGTAAAAAAATTTAATCATCCAGAAGATTGCCTAACTCCTTTCTTTGAGTTTGTAAATAAACAAATAGAAGAGTCAGGTCTTTGGACTGAAGAAGAGAAAAACGATATAACAACAATAGTAATGACACCATATATCTGGCCGCCTGGCTCAGGTTTAAGTTGGCACAATGATAGTAACTATCTTGGTGCTTTTACTTTCTACTGTCATCAATACTGGTCTCCAGAATGGGGTGGTGAGTTTTTAACTGCAGAAGCAAATGAATACATTTTACCTGACAAGAAAGATGTAGAGTGGAAAGTATTTGATAATCAACCATTATACGATGTTATAATGGACAATGGTGTTGGACATTACATTCAACCTAAACCGAATCGTCTTGTGTTGAATAAAGGAGGTCCTCATGGTATACTACATAAGGTAAATAAGAGTACTACCAACGCAGATGCCCGTATAACTTTGCAAGGATTTATCCGTGCAAAAGGTATCGAAGAAGACTGTTGTTCTGAATAAATAACTATGAAGCATGAGTTGAGGGAATTTTTTCCCAAAGTTTTAGGGATATATCATCCAGATGGTGCTTTTGATCCTGCAGAGATCAAAGCTAAATGTGAGCAAATTAAAGAAGATATTGTAGAAGGTCATGACGAATGGAGTTATAACCTATTTGATAGAGAAAATCTTTGTCATTTTTACAATCAATCAAACTCTTCTCTACTAGATTCTGATCCAGTATTTGCAAAATTTGAAAGGTGGTTACAAGAATCTTGTGCACACTTCATGACTGAAGTTCATAACTATGTTCTACCAGAAGGTGCTGATGATTTATTTGTTAGTGACTGTTGGATGAACTGGTGTAAGAAAGAAAGGGCAGAACAAGTTAAACACAATCATAACAATTCTATTATATCTGGAACGTATTATGTGTGTAGAGAAGACTGGGTTCATGCAGGACTTGACTTCTTTATGACATGCCCAGACACACACCCTGCACTGACCCATTTTAGGCAATGGGACAACGTGACTAAATATAGTAGGCAAACTGAACAATTTTATCCAAGTGAAGGAACTCTTTTACTTTGGTCATCAGAATTGTATCATGGTTATGAAGGCAAGGTGAATTTGTGGGATGGTCGAACCACAATCTCTATGAACTTTGTGCCTAAAGTCATAGATAATGGCAAGTATGCGTATGCTCTTGACATAGACAAAACTAGAAAGCAATCTACTCATAACTATATAAGGAACCAGTATGGAATTCCCACGCAAACGCTCTGAATTTAGAGAATGGCAAAATGAAATGAATGCAAAGGTTCACGAATATCTAAATCTTCGTGAAGCAGACTATCCTGCTGTTAGCACACAGTTGGGATTAATTTGGCATGACATAAACAATGGAACTCTTGATAAAACTGGTGCTTTCTACAAAGCGATCAATGATGTGAAAAATATGCATCCTAGACCTGATTGGGTTGAGGAATATATAAATTATGACTTTTCATCTGAAGTATTTGAAGAGGATCTCGACTAATGGCATCAAGAATTAAGGTTGATGAGGTTACAAATCTATCGCAATCGGGAGCAGTATCCTTTCCGACAGGTGGTGCGAACTTTAGTGGCAACGTAGGTGTCACTGGTAACATTGACTTTACTGGACAACTTTTACAGAACGGATCTCCATTCGTTACACTGCCAACACAGACAGCAGATAACCTTGGTGCAGTTCTTAGATCTGGTGGAACATCAGGAACAGCATACTGGGATACCAGTGGAGAAGGTGCATCTGGTGTAGCAGGATTTTCACAAGGTAGATATAAAGCAGGATTTGATATAACAAAAGGATATAGTTGTTGTGGATATCGTAGTTCTTCATCATGGAGAAATGTAAACAGATTAACTCATGCAACATATACACAAACTAACTTAGGAGATTTGACCTCACAGTCAGGTGCATATATTGATGGGAAACCTAGCACCAATATGACTGCATACATATTTGCTACTGCAAACAGTTGGGATGGTACTACAAGTTATGTCTCTAAAGTTAATATGAATACTGACTCCAATGCGGGTCAAGCATCTAGTATGTCATCTAGTAGAAACAGATGTTCTGCTATGGCAAGAGACTTTGTGTATGCTTATGTTCATGGAGGTGGTAGTAATAGTAGTAACACTGTTAGATACAACCTTTCTACCGAAGCGAGTAACAACTCAACATCGCATCCTAACGGATCACAAAACAACCCTGCATGTGGACAAGGTGCTACAGTAGGATGGATAAGACAGGGTGGTGCAAGAGCATTTAACTTCTCTACAGAGTCATATACTAACTGGGCAGACTCGCCAGGAACTGACGGTTCTAACAAAACCTTATCAAGTAGAAACGGTTTCTCATACTGGAATACTTGTGGAGGATATAGAACAAGTTGTGACTGGCATTTGAGAGACTCTTACAATGGTGGTCGTATGGCAAACGTAAGTAAAAATGGTATAACTACTGGTGAGGAATGCATGCATACTGGTAATGAACATGGATTTATTTGCGGACAGTATGATGGTTCTCAGAACAACAATGGTTATCTCTTTACCTATGCAAGTCATAGTTTCACAAGAGATAGTCGAATGGATAGATCAGGTATCAGTGGATCTGCATCCGCTGCAGGAGTTGAGTTCGGAACTCTTATGTACGGATACACAGGAATGTAATCATGTCTGAAGGAATTAATCTAGATACAGAAGTCCTCGAAATATTAGAGGGATCGACAAAAAGAAAATATTATATTGCAAGGTATTGCCCTGAGTTTGATCATATCGCAGGAGGTGGATTGAACAATGATGTAGATATCATGTGGAACATGTATGGTGTTGTTGTATTTTCTATCAAAGAAGAATGGGTAAGAGAGGTATACAGATTAACCAAATCTTACGAAGAGATTACTGAGGCAGTTGGTAGATGGGGTGTCAAACACTTTGGTGAAATTCGTGCAGAGGTAAAGGTTACAAGTGAAGACCCATTATCTACAAGCGAACTTTACAAAGTAGATCAATTAGGACCTAAGATAAAAATTGAATTACCACAGGACAGAATTGATGCAACAATTGAGTTTATGAAATTGTCTGCAAAATTAATTATTGAAGATGAGTATGATAGAAAATTTTTATCACTAAAAGCAGAAGATTCTAAACTAGAACAGTTTTTCTGGGACACACAAGTGCAAGAAGCAAACAATTTATCGGGTGAAACACCTACACTAAATACTATTGCAACTGCCAAAGGACTTACAGTTTCTAAGGTGGCAGAGTCTGTTCTTGCAGGAAACAAAGCATTCAATGAGAAAGCATTAGCATTATATGATGCTATGATTGCACTCAAGCAAAAATTTACAAACTGTGCTACAATAAAAGAACTTAACGTTCTATGGGAGACCTACCTCGGAGTTCCTATGCCACAATCACAGGCAATTGAACTAGGCAACGTTGAGGAGGATGGATTCACACCACTACCTATAAAATCTGGTTTACAATTCTAAATTATGGCAATTGATCCTAATGAGATTGAGTCTTATGTAGAAGACTCCATGCATTTTGGCATGACACATGAACAAATTAAAAACTTTGTTGTTAATTCACATGTTACAGATTCTAGAAAACTTCGTCAGGTAATGACAGAGATATCTACACGTAACCATGAAAGAAAAAAATTACTATTAGATATAGAAAGAAAGAAAGTTAGTATAGAACAACTAGAAGCAAAACTAGAAACCGTAGATGATCCATTTGATAAAAAGATGATGGAGATAGATCTAGAAGAATGGCATCTAGATATTGGAAGATTTAAAATTGCTTTACGTCAACATGATAATGAAATGGAAGCATTCCTGACATGGGTAGAGAAAAAGTATGGTACATTTGAGGAGTTAAAAAAAGCAGCAGTATATAACGAAGAAGAAGAACGTAAGTATTGGATTGCTCGTATGGGTAAGCAAGCAGCAATGGATGTATATGTTACAGGTAGAATTGGCATTGGTAACATAGACTCGATAGCAATGATGCGAGAAGAGGATCAATATGCTACACTAAATATAGCAATGCAGTATTCTGGTCTTCTCAATGCGGGTATTAGTAAAATCCAAAATGAGATCAAACCTCAGATTGACAAGATGATGATTGATGGATCTGCACCTCGTATTCCTACATTTGATAATGTAGAGAATAACTTGGATCTAGAACTTTATGAACAACTAACTGGTAATGAACAAAAGAGTATTCAGTCTGCCGATCAACCCGAAACTGAGTGAAGAGTTTGTAATTAATACATTCTTACCATTCCTTCATGAGTATCGAGATTATATACTAGATCTATATTTTACATGTAGAATTCCTCCATTCGACCAAGACGCGATGGGGGATTGTTTTACTACAGATTTAGCATTAATAGAGTCAGCAATTTATATCTCCAACCAATCTGATATACCATTATCGGCAACATTTAACAATATATGGGTTAGACCAGATCAAAAGAATCTAGACTTGTGGATAAAAGAGTTTGCTCCTATCTACAATTCTGGAGTCAGAGTAGTAACTTTACCACATACATCGTGGGTATCGTCTGGTCAAATACAGGCAGCGTTCCCAGAGTTGTTTATTAAGAACACTATCTTACGAGAGGTTACTAGACCAAATGAGATAGTACAGTTAGCAGAAGCAGGATTTAATTATATAAACTTAGACCGTGATCTCATGAGAGATCGTGATCAATTACTACGTATCAGAAAAGCAAAAGACTATTGTGCATATCTTGGCAAACCTGTAATGATATCAATGCTTGTTAACGAAACGTGTTGGGGTGGTTGCCCTATCATGCCAGAGCATTATCAATACAATTCTACAAGGACAAAAGACGATCCTATATTCTTTGCTAGTCCTATTAGTAGAGTGTCATGTTCTACTTGGGATGTGGAGCATCCAGAGTCAGATTTAAAAGCAGCAAACCTACCTCCATGGAGAGAAGATTGGGTAGAGATGCAGGAACTTGGTATTGATACATTCAAACTGCATGGTAGGGAGAGTATGATGAGGTTGCAAGAAAGCATGGATCTCATCAAAAGGTGGGCAGATAAAGAAGAGTATATGTTCCCAGAGTATAAGAAATATGAAAAGCAATTGAAAATGAAAGAGTCCCCACTTCTTAAGTGGAGAGAGAAAATAAAGACATGTAAGT